CGTCCCCGTCCCCGAGCCCGTGCCCGTACCCGTGCCCGTACCCGTACCCGTTCCCGTTCCCGTCCCCGTACTCCGGGTCGAGCTGCTCCTCGGGATTCCAAACGGGGCGTACCTTTTGAAACCACGGGAGCTCGATCAGTTGGTACTCGGCCTGGAGCACGGCCAGGGCCAGGGGTCGGTAGTCCATGGTCACAGCTTCACCACATCCACGGTGCGGACTGCCGCACGACCGGGGCTGCACCTGCACCCGCGCGTGTTCTCGGGCGGCGGCGGGTACACGTGCGGGCACATCACCTCGTGAACGTAACGGTCCGTTCCGACTACGCCCCAGCGCTCCTGCACGGCGTTCATCCGCTCCAGCGCCTTGACCACGGCCGGCGCCTCGATCGCGTCGGCCAGCTCGCGCAGGCGGGCCGCCACGCCCGACGGACTCAGCTCGCGCGGGTGCACGGCAGCGTCCACCGCGGCCTTGGTCAGCACCTCGCCCAACGGGTCGAGCGGGTCCAGGTGCAGCACCAGGGTCAACTCGGTGCGTTCGCGCACCTGCTCCAGCGTCAGCTTGGCGATACCCGCTGGCCGGATGCGTTCCACGGCCGGCGGCTGCGGGCCGCTCACTCCTGCACCCCGGCGCCGCCGTACGCCCGCAAGGCCGCGCGCAGCACGCCCACGGGCACCACCATGGCCGTGTCGCGGTCGTCGGTCAGGGCGGCGCCCGGCAGCTCGTACAGCACCTGGGCCGCCCGGGCGAACGGCGCCAGGGCCCGCTCCAGCTCGCGCACGCGTTGCCGGGCGTGGGCTACGGCCTGCTCGGCGGTGTGGGTGCGCACGTCGTGTTCGAGACTCGCCAGGGTGGGCATGCACGGATGTTGTGCCCGGCTCCGGTGCTGCCGCCGGAGAATCGTACAGGGGGGCCTTGCATAGTTCCGAGGGTTGGCTATAGTAGGCGCATGAACATTGCGGCAATCGAAATCGAAGAAGGCAACCGAACGCGGAATGACGTCACGCATGCGCGGTACACGGCGGCCGTTGCCACCGCTCTCGCCACCGCGTATCCGGGGGTGCGCATCACGCACACGGTGGACCGGCACACCACCGACGGCGCGGCCGTTTACGTGGACGACGGCAGCGAAGATTGCGACGGGCGCAACGACGCCGTCAGCGACGCGGTGCTGGCGGTGCTCGACACCGCGTGGGCGTCTGCACTCGCCAGCTGAGCCACGGCAAGCACCGTATCCCGAATATGCGCAGCCACGTGCGCCATGAGCAGCGGCGGCACGGAGTTCCCGATGCGTGCCCACTGCTCCGCGAACCGGCCCAGCAACGCGAAGTCGTCCGGGAACGACTGGAGCCGCTTGGCCTCCGCGATCGTCAGGCTCCTGTGCTCCACAGGGTGCAACGGCGTGGCCAACCCGGAACCCCACCGCAAGCAGCACCTTGCCGCCCGCGATCTTATAGCCCATAGACGATCCGCCGCACCCTGCGAACAAGGACACCACCGTGAATGGCTTGGTCACCGTGGAAACTTGTGCTTGCATGCCGGGCACTCCACGTACACGACGTCCTTGCCCGCGGCAGCCGTGTACTCCGGTTGCTTGGCACCCGTTGGCGGCGCACCGGTCGCCACTTCACGCTGCTCAACAAGTGCGCGCATGTCAACGTCTGTGAATCCGGTGCCATCCAATGACACGCCGACATCCACCAGCTCGGTGGTCATCTCGGTGAGCATCACCTCGTCCCAGCCGCCGATCTCGCCCAGGCGGTTGTCGGCCAGCAGGTACGCCTCGGCCTCCTGCGGGCTCGCGAACGTAAGCCCCCGCAGCACGGGCATCTCCCACATGCCGTCGGGGCGCACGCGCACCTGCGGGGGTGGAGGCTTGCCCGCGGCGCGCAGCTGCTGGAGCGTCTCCAGGCGGCCGTGCCCCGCCACCAGCTGGCCCGTGCCCTCGTCCACGAGCGGCGGCTGGATGAACCCGAACCGCCCCACGCTGCCGGCGATCAGGTCGTGGCGGTGCAACTTTGGATTGCGGGGCCAGCGCGCGATATCATCCAGGGCCACCCACTCCACGCGCTGCTCACCGGTCGCCGCCATGGTCGGACGCTAGCCTACCGCTTGGAACTGTGCAACGCGGCTGCGGTGCGGCGCTGCTCGGCATCCGCGATCCACTCCTGCACCACCTTGCGCACACCCGCGTCGCCGTACACCGGCAGCGCCGATTGCGCCAAGCCAATGGCCACCTCCAGCACGCCGAAGAACGCCGGGTCGAGCCAGTCGGCCACGGCGCACAGCTCGTACACCACGCTGCCCGACACGTACTGCATGGCCGGGTGCTCCACCAGCAGGCGGGCGGTCTCGGTGCGCACGTGATGCAGCAGCGGACCCGAGTAGTCCATGCTGTGGTTCGTGCACAGAGTGCTGGGCAGTGCGGTGGCCCGGTACGCGTTGCGCGCGTGGTCCACCCGGGGCCAGCCCATGTCGCACCCGAGGCACCCCGCCACCGGTCACTCCACGTCGAGCGCGTCAAGCTTGTCGCGCAGCTCCTTGGGGAGCGCGCCGTCGTCGACCATGCCGATCAGCTCACGAATGGCGCTCACGTGCCGCTCTTCCAACCGTTCCACGCTGTCTACGACCTTGTGCAGCCGCGCGAGCAGTAGGTCGACCACGTCGAGGCACACCTCGTCAAGCGGTGCCACACCGGTGATGTACCGCCCGAACGGCGATGGTGTCTCCAACGGGTTGATGAACAGAGCTGGCGCATCCGCGCTGCGCAGCAACTCACCCAATGCCGCGTCCATCAACCGCACCCTACCCTCGTGTCGCCTATCGTCCTGCACCTTGGTCCGCTCCTTCGCCACGGGGCTGCACACGTGCGGCAGCTCCACCAGTTGCTTGCATCGCTGGCACCGCGCCACGATCAGGGTCACCCGACGCCTTCGATCTTCCCGCCGTCCACGTGCAGCCGCTGCACCACGCACCCGTGCGGCAGTCGCTCGGCGATGGCCTCGTTGTGCGTGATGAGCACCACCGGCTGTGTGCGCGCCAGCTCCTCGAGCACGCCGCACACGGCGTCCACGCCGTCGCTGTCGAGCGCGTCGAACACCTCGTCGAACCACAGGGTGCTCTGCGTCACGCCGTGGGCAGCGTTGGCCACCTCGGCCAGGGCCAGCACCAGCGCCACGTCGATCCGGCGCCGCTGCCCGGCACTGGCCGCGTAGTACCCGTGGCCGTTGCCCGCGCCGTGCACCACGATGCTGATCGCGTCGCGCACGCCACCGCTCGCCTTGTCGGCGTAGGGCTTCAGCTCCAGGCGCATGCCCCACCCGGCGATCCGCCCCAGCCACCGGTTCGCGATCCGCTCGACGCCCCCGAGCGCCTCGGCCAGGAGCTGCGACCGCACCCCCGTGAGCGACAGCACCCCCTCGCACACGGCGATCTCCGCGTGGTGCGCGGCCAGTGCCACCACTTCGCGCTCCAACTGTGCCTGCTTCGCGGTGGCGGCGTCCTGGTCGGCCTGGGCTTCGGCCAGCACGGCGCCCAGCCGGGCGCGCTGGGTCTCCACTGCCACGGCCGTGGCCCGGGCGCTCACCCACTCGCTGCGGGCACTGCTCACCCCGGCACGCTCGTCCTCCAGGTCGTCGATCTCGCGGCGCACGGCGTCGAGCTTCGACGCGTCCGCGAACGGCCTGTACGCGGCCACCGCCTCGGCGTGCGCCGTGCGGGCGCGGCCGACGTGATCGGCGTCCCACGGGCGGGCGCACGTGGGGCACTGGCCCGCCTCCACCCGCTCCAGCTCGCGCTGGGTGTGGCGCACGTCTTCGCGCGCCTGCTCGGTCTTCTGCTCGATGGCGCGGGCGCGGTTGTTCGCGTCGAGCAGGTCGGCCCCCACCTTGGCGGCTACGGCGTCGAGCGCGTCGAGCTTTGCCTGGCACGCATCCGCACCGTGCGCCGGGGGCACCACGGCGGCGAGTTCGGCGTCGGCCCGGGCCCGGCGGTCGGCCTCGCCCCGCAGGCGCTCCGCGTGCACCGTGGCAGCGTGGCGCGCCCCATCCAGTGCCTTGGCGGCAGCGGACAGGTCGGTGCGGCACGCCTTCAGCGCGGCGTCGAAACGATCAAGCCCCAGTAGCTGCTCGAGCAGGCGCTTGCGCTCAGCGTCTGTCGACTGCGTGAAGGCGTTGGCCCCCTCCTGGGTGAACACACACGTGCGCCGCCACACGTCGTGTGGGCCCACCACGGCCTCGAGCGCGGCGCGCGCCTTGGTCACCGTGTCGTACACTTGCGCCGAACTGAAGGTTGCCGCGTTCCCCCACAGCAGGGTGAACTTCCCCTTCACGTCCCTGGCGAAGCGCGCCGCCAGATCGCGCTGTCCCACGGCAGCATCGACCCGCACACCGCACGCAGTGGGCGCGTCGTGCCATGGCACCGTGCCGCGCAGCGTGCGCCCCCACATGGCCACGCTCACGGCCTCAATGAGCGACGACTTGCCGGAACCGTTCGTGCCCGTCACGACCGTAACGCCCTTCTCCGGCAGTACAACCACCGTCGATGGCGCACCTTCCGCGGCGTACGACATGAACCCGCCCATCGCAATCCGCTGCACGATCACTTCGCCACCGTGCGCGGGTCGCCAGACGGCACGTCCACCCACGGCGGCAACAGCGTAGAACTGTACATGTGGTACGGGCACACGTGCCCAATGATCGGTGCACCGCCAATGTCCGCTTCACACCAGCCACCAGGGAGCAACGAGGCACCACCCGCCAGCTCTTCCGGGTCTGCCATCACGAACGGTGAATACGAATCACACCCGGTGCTGTCACACCGCACGCGCCACAGCATACGGTGGACATCTCCTGGTAGCCGTCGGTATTGAATCATCGTCGGTCCCTCGTGAAGATCAACTCGCGCGTGTCAGTCCAACGGAACTCCGTCGGCGTCCGGTCCTCGTCCTCACCGTCGAATGCCCGCGTCGCGTACGCGCAGACCTCCCGGCCACTCTCGTGCTGCCAGACGGCGCCCTCACGCCCCGGCTCGTACGTCCATCGACCCGGCACCCTGGCGCGTAACTCGTCGATGATGCGAGGGCGCCCACCCCGGGTGATCCGCAGATAGCTCATCGTCGCCCCATCCTCTCCAGCGCCTGCGCCACCTTCTGCGCGGCCAACCCGTGCGCGTGCTGCAACACGAAGATCTGCCGCCCCGTGAGCGGGCGCTCGCCAGTGTTCGCCGCCAACACCCCAGCCACGAATTCGGCGTAGCGCCACGAGATGGCGTCCGACTCGAACGTCCCCAACACGGCCTGCACCATCGCCTCGATCTCGGCGCGCGTGGTCGCTTGGTACAGCTCCCCGCGCAGCTTGCCGGACCACCGCTCACCCTTGGTGAGCACCATGCCCGCACCACTGCTGCCGTTGGCCACCAGCACCGCCCACCGCGCCACGTCCGGGTGCATCCTCGCCGCCTCCTTGTGCGCAATGAACTCGACGAAGAACGTCATGCCGCCGTGCACCAGCGTGGCGGCCTGATGCGCATCCACGGGAAAGCCGCCGTGCGTGTACCTCGCGAAGCTCATCGCAAGTACCCCGTCACCCGCTCGCGCACGCGCTCCCGATCCACCCCGGGCTCGAGCGTCAGCGCGTCGACGTACCGGCCCACGGCCCCGCGCCAGTCGCCCGTGCTGGCGGCCACGGCATCGGTGGCCGCGGTGTTCACGGCGGCCTGCTCGGCGTCGGTCGTGTCGGGCACGGCCTCGCCCCCGGCCAGCCCCAGCACCGTCTCGTCCGCCACCAGGGTGGCCGCCGCCGCGCCCACCGTGCCGGCCGGGGCCTTCCACCGCACGAACAGGTTGCCGTTGCCCGCGCGGGCGGCCAGCGGGCGGTATTCCTCGGCGCTGCGCACCGTGACGAACCGCGGCCCGGGCACCACGTGGCGCTGCCACACGGCCCCGTCCCACACGATCACACTGCCGTACTCGTCCACGCCGGGGTTGTCGAACCCCGTGGGCACGAGCGCCCCACATTGCACGATGTCGCAACCGTCCTGCGACCACGACTGGTGTACGTGCCAGTTGCCCGCCGCAGCGAACGTCACATCGTGCTCCAGCATCAGCCCGTTCAGCCGCACCGCACCGATTGCGTCATGGGCGTTCTCAAGCCACGGGGGCGTGTCGGCGTCGGCGATGCCCGCATGCAGCGCCAGCACCGTCTCTCCGTTGCGCTGCTGGTACGTGGCCTTCTGGAGATCCTCCAGCACCCCCGGCAGCCACTCACGCGTGTTGCCCTGCCGGTACGGCACGAGCCACAGCGTGGTGGTGCCCGTGACGCGCACGCACGGCTGCTCGACCACCTCCACGTTGGCCAGCAGCCCCAACGGCCCGAGCGCGTGGTCGCCCGCGGCGTCGCTTGCCAGGTCGTGGTTCCCAGCCAGGATGAACACCTGGTACAGCCGGTCTTCCGCGAACCGCGCGAAGATGCGGGCCGCGGCCGTCTCGAGCTGCGGCTCGGGGCGCACCCCGTCAAACAAGTCGCCGCACACCACCAGCGCGTGGCACTGCTGCTTCAGCGCCACGGTCACGGCGGCGTCGAGCGCGTCAAGGATCATGCGGGCCCGAGTGTTCACCCCGGCGACAAGCGAGCCACCACGCCAGCGGTGGTTGGCGAGGTGCACGTCCGCGATGAAGGCAATACGCGCGGTCATCGCCCGCCCCGTTCCCGCGGACGGATGTGCTGCACCACGTCGATGCCCGTGGCGTCGAGCAGGAGCTGCGCCTGGTATTCGGGCACGGCACTGGGCCCGCGAGCACCGGCCGCCATGAGAGCGGCGTGCGCACGCTGCATCTGCACGAGCAGGGCGCGGTTCAACCACTCCAGCGTGCGCAGGTACGCCGCTTCGGCGGTTTTCGCATCGCGTGCGACGCCGCACGTGGTGTTGCTCCACTGCTGCCCCTCACGATACTGCACCATCACGCCGCGGCCAGCTTCCCAGCTGACACGCACGTCCTTGCGCTCCGCGACGGACAGGTTCTCCTGCGCCGCGAAGCTGTCCGCCACCAGGGTCTTCAACCGCTGCATCGTCAGTCCCTCAGTTCGACAGCTTGTCGACCAGCTGCACCACCACGAAACCGAACGCGAGCAGGGCCACCACCCCGCCCACGCCGCTGATCGCGTCCATCATTGCTTGCCGCGCGCCGCGTGAATGATCGCGCTGACGGACAGCCCCACGAACACCGCGAGCACCGACAGCTCGCCCGCGTGGTCGCCCAATGCCCTGATCGCCTCCACCATGTGCCTACTCCTCCTCGTCCCGATGTTGTGCACCCGCGGCCGCGTCGGTCGTGGCAATCACGGGAATCGTCCACCCGAGCTTCACCACGGCGGCGGCGTGCGCCTTGCGCCCCTTGGCCCCCCGGGGCGCGTGCCCCAGCCCCTTGGCGTGCTCGAGCGTAGACCACTCGTTGTTCCACCCGGTGGCGTAGTCCAGGCGCACCCGCGCCTTGCGGAACGGCGGGCTGAAGCGCGTCTTCGCCGTGAGGAACGTGACCACCTTGGCCACGTGCTGCTCGCCGTCCTTGACGGCCTTGCCCCCGAAGAACTGCGCACGCCACGAGGTGTAGAACTTCACGGCGTTGCCGCCGGGCGTCACCGTGTTGGGGCCGAACATCACGCCGATGGTGCTGCGCGTCTGGTTCAGGATCAGCAGGTGCGCCCGGCGCAGTGCCAGCGTGGCGTGCAGCTTCGGCATCTCGGCCGACATGATGCGCGCCTGCTCCGCGGTGCCGCGCTCCCCTGCCTCGCGCCCCATGTCGGCTTTGCTCAGCATGGACGCAAGCGTGTCCCACACGATCAGGAGTGGGCCGACCTTCGGGTCGTGCAGCTCCAGGATCATCTTCGTCTGCTCCACGCCCATCTCCAGGTTCTCGGGCGTGGCCACGTGCAGGCCGTTCAGGTCCACGCCCATCACCGTGGCGCGGTCCTCGTCGAACTGCTGCTCGCCGTCGAAGAACCACACCTCGGCCCCGACCTTCTGCGCACTGCCGGCGCACGCGTAGCCGAAGCTGCTCTTGCCGCAGCCGGGCTCGCCGCACACCTCGCTGGCGCGCCCCACGGGCAGGCCGCCGATCCCGAGGGCGTAGTGATCCACCACCTCGATGCCCGTGGGCAACACCTCGCGCACGGTGCTGCGCGACTCGCGCCCCTCGCCCAGGCGGATCGCGCTGGTGGCGCCGAACTTCTTCTGCAACGCGGCCACGGTGCGATCGAGCACCTGGCCCTTCTTGCTGGGCATGTACGTACCTCGGACGCGTGAAGGGGAGTCGGACCCCAACGGTGCTGCCACCCTGGCCAACCGGACCACGCGCTCACCCCCGATGCATCACATCGCTCGGGAGCACACGATGCGAACACGCGGCCGGCGGGCGGAGGAGACCACCGGCCGCGCGTGTGAAGGGCTACTCGTCGTCGTCGCCGGGGTACACGACCTGCCCCTTGGCGAAGCCACCACTCTCGGCCATGCGGTCGGCCGCGGTGACGCCGCGCGCCGGGCCGGTGCGCCCCCCACCCCCGCGGGTGGGGGCTTCGCCGTTCAGACGACGGGTGAGCTCCTCTTCGGGCAGCGGCGCGACCTCGGATTCCAAGTCGTGCATCGTCTCGAGGATCGTCTTCAGCTGCGCGGCGTCGTCCGTGATGGGGCGCGGACCCTTCAGGTCCGGCGTGATGCTGTACTCCGTGTCGAGCTTGGTGCCCGTGCGGATGATGACGATGTCCGACCCGGTGATGGGGTGGCTGAAGTTGACCCCGTGCCCGCCATCCTCGTCGCGCAGCTCACACAGCTTGTCGTACACGGTCTTGCCGAACTCGAACAGCTTCGGCCCGCTCTCGATCGCGCTGCGGTACAAGGCGTTGCACACGTGCCGGCGCTTGGCGCTCATTTTGAACGCACGGTCCTTGTCGACCCGGTTGCTACTCGCCTCCATGCGGCGCACCTGCGTGCACACGGGGCACGGGAGCTTCGCCTCCATGCGTGGGCACGTGAAGATGACAGCATTGGCGGCACCGGGGATCTCGACCCGGTGTTGGAAAAACGTGCGCCACGGACGCGGCCCCTGGCCCCGGCGCGCGGGGAGGATGCGCAGCACCGTCTTGCCCTCGGCAAGCTTGATCCGCTTGGAGTTCGCGGCGTCGTCCTGCTCTTGCTCTTCGCGCTCCTGCGTCAGCGCTTCCTGGTTGAAATCCTCGAAAAGGGCCTGGAGTTCGTTGTTCGGCTTTGCCATGTCGGATTGGTCTTTCGGTTGCGGTCTGGTCTGTGGTTCCGCGCTCGGGCCTGCGCCCGGCGCGTCAGTCGTCGCGGTGCGCGTGCTGATGTTGTGCGCGCAGGTGCGGGGACCCGTCGAGTTCAGCACGGATGTTCGCGCCGAGCGAGACGAGCATGTCCTTTTTCGCGCGCACGGCCTCGGCGCTGCCACGCGCGTGCACGTAGGCTACCTCGGCCTCGTTGCGCGCCACGTACGCGTCGACGTAGCGCTGGTCGTCCACCACGCGCGCGCGCACGCCGTCGACCGACGGGGCCCGCCCCTTGCCGGCCGTCGCGTCATCCATCAGGCGCTCGCGCCACTCGATGGTGAGCCTGGCCTCGATCCGCTCGAGCCGCAGCTTCTCGACCATGAAAGCGTCAAGCGCCTCGGCCACGCAGGCGTTCGCGTGCGCCAATTGCCCGGGGAACCTAGCGAACTCTTCGTTCAGGTTCAGCGGATCGATGCTGGTGTACTCGCTGTCGTCGGTCATTCCGGCACCGCCCATCGCCCCTCGACCCTGCGGATCTCGACACACACCGCGTGCAGCACCTCGGAGATGACCTCGCGCAATGGTGGCGGCCCGCTCTCCGGTGGGAACCGCATCAGCAACGACGACGTGACCGCGCCCAGCATCCGTGTGTGCTTGTCCTCCACGTCGTCGCCGCAGAGCCAGCCCCGGATCTCGTTCTCATTACCGAACGACGGCAACCCGCGCGTCTCGCTGGTGCGGGGCTGCGGCCAGTCCCAAATCCACCCGTACTTGGCGACCGGGTGCTCGCGTACGTTCTCGGGCTGCTGCCCCCACCTACGCTCGATCGCCTCTGCCACCCGCGCAGCGGTTAGCGGTTCCACGTGCTCGTTCATCAGTGCATCTCCTCCATCGAGCCCCACTGCTGCCCCACCTTCAGGTCCACCACCAGGGGCACGTCGCCCGCGCCCCAGCTGGTCATCACCTCGCGCATGATGCCACCCGCCTC